CGGCCAAATCGCTGGGCTAACTCCGCCGTGTGGGAGCCGACAATAAGCTTACTCTGCGGTAACTTGCCCATCAGGTAGGCAGGAAACAGATAGCTGCCCATCTGGCTTTTTCCGTGGCGCGGGGGCATCGCAATCATCAACCGCTTGCACTTGCCAGAGACAACACGGTCCAATGCAGCCGCGATCCGCCGATGGTGCTCACCAACAATCATCTCAGGCCACACGTACAGACAGAAGTCCAAGAAAGAAGTGGTAGCCCTCTCTCGTGCTTCGAGGAGCGAGAGCCGGAGCTCGAGGCGCAAGCGCTCTGCGTCAATGTCTTCAGGTTTCATAGATTACAAATATATACCCCCTATGCGGGTTTTACAAATGAAGGGGGGGGTTTTGTGGGGAGGGGGTGCCGGGGGTCAAGTTTCTGGGAGCTAATTCTGGGCGTAAAACTGAGGCGAAGGTGAAGCCTGAGTTGATGGGTCTGTTTATGGCCCTCCCCCCTTAGACCCGCTCCTTCCAGTCGCCGGGCAAACGGCAACACCGCCCGGCGACTATCAGACCCCGCTCCGCGATAGGCTAAAGCGATTGACAAGGGTGCGGTGCTGTGGTAGTGCCGAGCGGTAACAGTAGAAGGGGGACTATGCTCTCTGCCTCGGGCCAACCCCCGCCCGAGGCAGATGTCAAGCGAATTGTTTTTATCGGCGCGGCCGCGCCGATAGGCTCGGCCGATGGCTAGGCAATAAAAAACCCGGGCCGCGGCCCGGGCTGCACTGGTGGCAGTGCGGTTACTCGGTCACTGGCACTGGCTCGAGCGATGCGTTATGCGCATCGCGGGCCTCGTTCGCTGCCGCTTCGTTCTCGTATACGGTCTGGGTGCCGAGGCGGATGCGGGCGTTTTCCTGCTCCACGAAATAAAACGATTTACGATACTGCCGATCGGAACAGTAGTCCATGCGCTGGAGCAACAGCAGGAGGCCCGCGGCCTCCACCAGTTTGGCCTGTGATATGCCCGAGGGGATCACGTACGTTGATCCGCCGATCTCGATTGTGTTTACTGTTTTCATCGCTATCCTTTCTAAGGGTTGCGTGGCACCACCGGTGCCACGCGGTAATTATAACTCAATCCACCTCGACGGTGAAAGTAATATTGCTGCGGATTTCATCGCGCACGATCTCGGTGAAGTCTACGCTGTTGTCCATGTACTTCTGGATTTCATCATCCAGCTGGTTCGCGATAAAGTCATCGATCCCCTCGGTCACCTTGCCCTCGACTACTTGATCGATCACCTCGGTTATAGCGCGGGTATCGATTGCCCGGTCTACGAGGTGATCGATGCGATCACCCAGTGACGGTGATTGTGCGATCCGGGCATCGATCAAACGCAGGATCGCAGACTCAAGGTCCGTGATCCCCGCGGCAGGATTATCGGGAGCGATCCGCACCTCGGCAGGTGGTGCGGCCAGCGGATCGGGCAGCGATTCAATAACGTTTGCGATTGTGTTTGCCAGTACGTGAATCGCGGTCCATGCCGGGCCGCGATTGTGCGAATCATCCATGTTATTGATGATTGACTCGGCATAATCCCAAGCGGCTTGCATATCCGTGCCGCGGTCCCCAAACATTTTTGCGCGCAGGGAAATTACCAGTTCTGTCTTATCCATTTCACTATCCTCTCTAATTGGGCCCGCCACCGGGCCACTGATTAAATAATACGCTTATATTTCCCGCGCGTCAATAGCCTGGACACAATAACCCCGGGCCGGGGAGCCCGGCCCGGGGCCCGCGCACCGCGGGCCGAGCACCGCGCGGCACGTTTTGCCACGCAAGCGGCAGGGGCCGAGGGGCAGGTTCCCAGAGCAGCAATTACTCGGCACTTGTGACAAAAAAGCGGGCAATCCCATAGGGAAGAGCCCGCATTGATGACGCTATGTAACAGGTCAGGCGGTTAAGAGCTCGAGAGCACGGTTTTTCAGAGCAGAACCGGTACCGAACCACGCGGATTCAAGCCGGGTATTGTCCGAGCGGCCACGCTCATGATCCACCAATTGCGTCACCGCATTAAGCATCGCCCAGCGCGTACCGGCCACGCCCGGAATATCGGAGCCGATAGCCTTGCGGTTTTCGAACAGGTCAAGAACACGCTTATAAGCGCGAGTATCTTTCAGGTCTATCTTGCTCGTGTGATAGGGCTTGAGCAATTCGCGAATGAACAGGTCCGAATCACTGGCGGTCATCGGGATATGCGACAGCTGGCGCGACTGCACCAGAAAACGCTCAAATTGATTTGCAACGATGCCCAGCTGCAAGCGGACAGCGTCCGCATCAAAACGCTCTGAGTGCAAGACACGAACGCTCGATTTTAGATAACCCTTGTCTGTTTCATCCGCGGTACTGTTCACCGCAGGGGTTATCGTGTTATTGCAGACAACGCGGATCGCAGTGAATTTTGCGATTGTGGCCATTGTGCCGTCATACGATGTGCCGAGCAGCAAATAAGGTTTCACTAAATCACCGTCCACCACCGGGGCAGCATCGCCAACACGAGCCAGAGCCCAAACCCGGCGGCCATGCGACAACGCGCCCGCGGTTTCCATTTCAAAGCCGCCAACATCCGAAAGCTTGCGGAAAAAATCCATTATTTCGCCCGGCTGCACTACGCGGTAATCCTTGCTCACTACTGCCAGCGGTGCACCAGTGTCCGAACGCGTCAGAACTTTACGGTCAGGCCATGCCTGAAAACCAGTGACGGCCGGGGTTGTGTAGTGCACATCCGAAGTTTCTACGGTATAGCCTAACCCGGCTTCCTGTGTCCACGTGTCAATGTCAGCACCAGCGGACAGAGCCTGTCCGAGTCCATGCCATGGTGTGCGGCCAGCGTAAGCAATTGCGGCGCGGCCTGTAGTCTCATCAATCATATGTGCCATTTCACTATCCTCTCTATTTGGGTTGAATCGTTCGCCACCGAACGATGTACTAATATTAGATGTTCCCGTGCGGCAAGTCAAGCGTTTTATTTATCCATTGTCGAAAAAATCCACCAGCCACCACAAAGCAAAAATTATAAGCACCGCGAAAATAAACATCAGGCCACCTCGCGCCCGATATCGCCCGCGATATGGTGCCGCAGGAACGAGCCCGGCGGCAGGGAACGAGCAAAAGTCCGCAAGGTTTCAGCATCGTTCGCCGCTCCGGTTTTTCTAGTCCCGTGCCACTGTATCGCTGTCGGACCATTGGCAGCATAACAACCACCTTCACCAGTGCCGACACGCTTTGCACCAGTGCCATGCGCGACGAAAACAACCACGTAATCCCGATCACCGCGGGCACAAAGCGGATCACCATTACCGCATTGCTGGCAAGTGAAATTATCGGCAAGCTCCGCAGGACAGCGCAAGAACCGCACGCCCTCCACCACTTGCGGCCACAGGTCCGCCGTATTTTTTGGCGCGGCCATTACAGCCGGACGGCCAGCGGCCACCGCCGCCAAAGCTTCCGCGACTGTATCGCACGATGCATTAATAACCGTTTTGCCGGAAACCGGGACGGGCAAAGCACTCGCGGCAAAATGAGAATAAGTCCACGCTTTGCCACCACGCGGCACCGCGTCAGATATTGCGGACAAATATTCCTGATCTATTTGCGCCGTGCCTGTCTCACTTTTCGGATGTAAGCCACAGGTTTTCGGGCAAGTCCCGTAAGTCTCATGTTCACCAGCGCGATATGTAACCGCTATCGGGCCGGTTTTTTTATTAGCAGATACTGCGACAGTTTTTAGCATCTCTCTATCCTCTCTATTTGCCGGGCCACCCCGACACAACCACATCATAGCATTACCGCACAGGAATTCTAATAAGTTTTTTCTATGGTCTAACCGCTCCCGATAGATAGTCCCTTATTGCTTCCCAGTGCACACCATTAGACGGCCAGCGGGCCACCGGTTCCACGCGCAAGCCGTTTTCTACTAGTTCCAGCGATTGACCACCGTGATATAAATTTACTATTCCAATTCGTTTACCAATAGGCAAATGCTTTACCAGCAAATAAGCCGGGCAACCGTAGGACCAGTGACGATACAGGAACGAAGCCTGATGCGGACGCAAGGCAATTTTCAAACCGCGAGAGACAACTTTATTCTCAAGAAAACCGACAGCGCCAGTTTCTTTATTGGCAACCACCATATCCGGGAAACCCAAATTGGCCAGCGATTCCACCCGCGATATATCGACATTGGGCAAATGCTCCCGAATGTAATCAGAAAAAACCGCTTCAGGTTTCCGGGCCATCGTCGCGGTCCATCTCAAAAACATCAGGCGGGGGCTCTGCCACAGGCGACTCAAAAGCCGGGTCCTGTTCACGGGCTACCGTCTCGCGAACCTCCGAAGCATTCAAGTCAATGATTGCGGTCGGCGGGGGCCCGCCGTAGAGCTTCTTGAGCTCGTCAAGCTTGCGCTGAACCTCTTCTTTCGACATTGAATCAATAGTGCCGTGGCGAATCTCTTTCCGTTCGACGTAAATCGTCCCCAAAGCTTGCCCACGGCGATATTCGGCCTGAACAGCAGCAGCATACGCACCCGCCTCTAGCGCCTTGTCACGGATCGTTTGAAGGTCCTTCATGTGCCGTTCATACGATGTGTTGTACT